CCCACGGCTGTCTCAGTCCGTCGTCTGCTACGGTAAAGTACCGGTCGCACTTGTGATTGGACTTATCAGCGCAGGGATCGAGGGTGAAGTGAAACTCCGAATCCAGTTGGTCAAAGAACGCCTGCGGCGTCGCCCAGTCCATAGCTCTGGACGAGAACATGACTTCTGTATTCATTTTATTTCACCTCATAATTTGTGTCTATATAAGAACGGTTTGATCCGTGACTTGGTTGCTGTCGGTAATTTTTACCTGCATATCATCTGTTACCGGAATACGCATTTGTGCGTAACCAGAGGATGAGAACGGCATGAACCCACCAATCCGATACTTGTCACATACCAACTCATCGCCGTCAAAACGGAAAGAGTTGCCATGAGCGTCACGATAGGTTAGCTCACGATTGCAGGTTGACAGCTTCGCATATTTCCCACGATAATCAGGAGCCTTCAGCTCATAATCTGGGAACGCCTTGATGAAAGTGCTATACTGCTCTGGGAATAATTTGGACAACTGGTGGAGAAAGATCGGGATGGTTTCTGTTTGATAGCTCTCAATCTCTCCACCAAGCATAGCACGCGGATGGTAGGTGCAAATTCGATTGATATTGTCTGGCGTCAGCTCGTCAATAGAGACAAAGAGACGATTGCAACCGAACCCAGGATTATGACAGAATAGCCTGGAATCCGGGCCGCGTTCGATTCTGACATAGGGTGGCGCGAGAAAAGCACCGTCGCCGATTTTTGCGATGTAGGTGTTGTTGGGGTAAGAGAGCTTATGGTATCGCTCAGAGTCTTTGGCCTCGCTATAAACACGACCGTACATCTTGGTTTTCTTTGTGCCGCCATCAACACAGGCTATGCGGCCAAATTCACAACGAACGCCAAATAGTGTCGTTTTACGGAAGCATTTTCCTTCCTTGTATACCGAACACACATCAGCATGATCGCAATAAATGTACTCTGCGCGAAGCCGCGAGTTACGGCTACCGTCACCATACAGATCGACATTGATTAGTTTTTCTTGTTCAGTCATTGTATTATACCTCGCTAATAAGAGCGTTGCCGCAGGTAATGCGGTCGGAATCCTCTTCCTTGCTGGGAACAAACACGATTACGTCCCAGCCCAAATCAAGCAAGGGCTGCTCGAATTTGTCGTAGACGCTGTAATCGTCGTAGCTGGTAGTGATATCGTAGTTGTGTTCCAGGGCAGCTTTGGTTTGATGGATCGGAGTAATCTTGACGATAAATTTATCGCGGTCAAAGAGGGAGTCGAGCACTTTGGCGTCCAAAATCGTTGCTTCGGTTACAGCAAAGTTCAACGTGTACTTTCTGCCAACCGGCATAGGCAAATCGCTGGCGATATTAACGATTTCTCTCAGGCTCAGAGATTTGCCGGCGAACTGAGCTTCCCGCTGGTCGTCTGAAGTGCTGTTGATACTAAGTTGCAGTCCAGCTTCACCATGCCGCTGGGTATTCTTGATTTCGCACCAGTGCTTCAAATAGCTGGAGAGGTCGTTATTGCTGCGAGGCATCATGGTGGAAACTACGGGATGGATGGTAACAGCGTGAAGACCACACTCTTTAACCAGGTCGTCCAATCGAGACTCAGTAAAATCCAGCACCGCAGGATTCCAAGTCGGCTCACCCATGCGAGCGTAGTGGACATTGAAACGGTTGGTAAAACGGACATCCTCATGTTCAATAATGTAGCGGATCTGATATTCGAGATCAGGCAGAGAGGCATTCCCGAAGAAGCCGTATTTATGAACATCGCAGAAGGTACATTTCATGGGGCATCCCTTCTGGCTGCTGATAGTCGCTACCCACTTGTCCATAAGGTCAACATCGTGGTGCTGAACTCCCTCAATCTTTTTGGTTAAGCCGAGGAAGTCGGCTTTGATGTTGTTTTCTTTGCCGTAGTCACCTACGGTAAGGAACTCCAAACCGAGCGATCGGTTGAAGTAGATTTTACCCGTGTGGGTCAATACCATTTGTGTATCCATTGTGATATCCTCCTGGGTTACATGAAGAAGTGGAGCAGCCACCCGATGAACAGTGTGAGAGGTGCGTAGGTGATAGCAGCAATCCAACGATCCCAGAACGGGTCGGGGTTGGTATCGACTCTGGTAGTCACGATGAATGTGATGAGTGAGTCAAGCCCCAGCGCTTGCACCAGGCCAATCATGGGCAGTCCGAGAGGAACAACGAACCAGTTCCACATGAACATGATGGTCGCTCCACAGAGCACAGACAGCACCACGGACAAAATGAATTGCAACAGATACGGAGGGTCGCTCAGAATGGGCTTCGTATCATTCTCATAGATATGGGACATTTTTATGGCCTCCTTAAATCAACCTTTCGATATATTCCCGATCCTGAGTGAAGATGGGAATTTCGTGGTCGATAATCCATCTGTTACGGCATACGGTAATTTTCTGGTCGGGGTTGCGAGGATCGTCGATGGTTTCTTCAAACTGCCGTTTAATGCAGCAGGAACCACGCTTCAGCTCTGCGAGAAAATCGTTCCAGTTAATGCCTCGCTGAGACCAAAGCATTTCCTGAATCATGTTGCAGGTCTTTTTATGCAGCTCGTGATGGCTAAAATTGGCCTGACCTACGGCCTCAATGCTGTTTCGGGTTGCGTCCTGCTGCCGCCAGATCAGACAGTTACAGACCTCTTCTTTTGGGACAGAGAAAACGCGGGAGTCGAACATGGCAGTGAACATCTTTTTCTGGTAGGCATTGTACCGTTTATATATGGTAAGATCGACGTCAACATCGACACCGATAGATTTCCAATACGGGCCATTGTCGTGAAACCAATCCTCAGCGATACGTTCAAACTCCCTGTTAAATGCCATAGTTGCCATCGACGCCGAAACGCTGCACATTTTCTGAATGTTATATCCAAACCAGGCGTCGGTCTGGATAGTAGCATAGTCTGTCAGCACCAGAGTGATCTCATCGGACTGAGTGTAACCAAGCACACAGCCCTGGATGTTCTCACAGAGATGCTTCATCGTCTCCTGCATAGCCTGAGTCAGTACGAGATCGAAAGGCTTTTCCATGCCCTTCGTGAAGGTGTGGAACGCCTTGCCGTCAAGTCGGATGATTGCGGGCACACGGCGGGTTAAGAAGTTGCGAGAAACACCCTCATAGCCTTTCATGCGGTCGCCCAGACTGTCGTTTTTCTTTGCCATTGTTATTTCATCTCCTCCCAAGGAATACGGATAGCGTGCTTGGTAGTCAGCAAATAGGACGTGCGCCCATATTTCTCTTTCCATTCGTTGAGGTAGCGATGCATCTCAGCAACAGCGTCTGCTCCAATGTCATCATAAGCATCTTCATACATATCCTCACAGGCATTGGATACGATACTTGAAGCATCGAAACTCATCTCTACTTCTTCGGTTCCCCATACGTACAGCGGCTTCTCCGTGAACTCTTCACGATCTTCATTCCAGCTATCAAAGAAATCCTCCCAACAGCTGAAATATCCTTCGTTGTGAGAGTAAAAGTCGCTTTGTGCCATTGTAAATAATGATCCGAGCGCATTCGGCTCGTGCTTTTCTGCTTTTTCGAGCCGTTCTTTTTCTTTGCGGTTTTCTTCCTGCTGGCGGCGCTGCACAACTGCGTCGCAGTCGCAAAGTGTTCGGTATCTCGGAATCTGCTTTCCACAGTCGGGGCAAAAACGTACAACACCGTTATAACAGTTCGGGCAGAACTGGATAGACTGGTGCTTGTAGGGGAATTGGCCGGCTCTCTTATCGGGGTCGTCAGACAACCCGTAAGGATTATCTTCGATACGGAGGCCGGTACCATGACAAACAGGGCAAATCTCCTCATTGTCATGGAGATCCTTTATGAGTTTCTTCCCAATCAGCTCTCCAAAGGCGTCTTCAATGTTGACGACCTTTCTTGTAGGTTTTACAAATCCGGGCATCACCACCTATCCCAGATACTTTTTGAAAAGCTCTGCAAGGGTTAGGTTGTTTTGCCGTGCCAGATCAATCGTGCAAGCGCAAACATTGCGCTCGGTAGAAGCCCCAATTTCATCGCAAAGATAGATGAGAATGTCGGGGTACTGATGGTCGTGAAAGCATTCGTCCTTGTCCTTTTCGGTGCCGGCGCAATCACTGCAATCCCGACACCACTCTTTACGCTGAAGACCATCCCACGCCATCAGCTTTTCACCATTGATAACATAGGCGCAGTCAACAGCGCCCAGATTAGAACCATAAGCGTGACGCCACCAGCCCCAATCGTCCTTCCAGTCATCGTTGTCGATAGCACAGATATTGTCAAAATCCTCTTTGGACAATAGCCAAACTTGGTATTCTTCACGCCAATGCGTAGGCTGAGGCTGATAATGGTAAGTACACACGGCAGATGTCAGGCCAAGACTTTTTACGGCATTGGCAAATTCGCCACCTGCTAAAATTTCAACAATCTCCATATTTCCTCCTATTCGTAACGAATGAAGTGTACGGTGTTAAACTCTTTACCGGGAAACTCTTTGAGCCGGATAGAGGAGCACCAACCACCGACATGAATCTTTTCAACCTCGTAAACCTGACCTTCTGTCAAAAGCTCATGAGCCTGTTTGGAATCACAGCTCAACCCGGCGTCCAGATCCACGGCTTTAACCTTACATCCACGCCCACAGTGCAGAACATCAGATTGATCCTCGGCACATTTGCTACATAGCCACTTTAACCGATAATCCAGTGTAATACTGTCCAGGAGCTTCCCGCATTTGGGACAGCGAAATTCGATCTTTTCATTCATAGTGTTCACCTTCATATAGGACAACTTTCTTTTGGCGCAAGGTTTTCTGTACGTCGATGACCCGCTGATTTGCAGAACCACACCATTTCAACATCTGGTCAGACAGCTCCATTTTGAAGGGGCCGTCAACCACAACGTCACATGATGTCAGTAAAGCCATTTGTGCAGATGAGTGGTCATCCTCGTCTTTGTCCGGGAAAAGCGGATTGTAGCAGTCCTCCCAGATAAATCCAGTCCATAGCCACACGGTTTTACCGATTGAATGCGTGTAGAAACAAAGATCAATGAGATCATGAATCCCGCAGTAGTCCTGACAAAGTGGATCTCCGCCAAGTAGAGAAAGCCCTGAGATAACAGGGTTGGCAAGCATTTTGTGGATCTCTGCGATAGTCTCCTTTGTGAATGGTCTACCACAGTTAAAATCCTGCTCCTCTGGATTAAAGCAGCCGGGGCAGTGATTTGTACATCCGCTTACGAAGAGGGAGGTGCGGACTCCCTCTCCGTTTGCGATGTCATAGTTGCGGATTTTCGCGTAGTTCATTCGTCGCCACCCAGGTGGACATAACGTTCTTTGATTTCTTGTGTTCTACCCTGATTCCAGTCATTCAGGCCGATGTAGCCGCAGGTACGCCGCGCAATGTTCATCTTGCTCTTATCGGTATTCCCGCAGTTGGGGCACTTCCAAATCAGCTTGCCGCGATCGTCGTCCACAATCTCGATTTCCTTATCCCAGCCGCACACCTGGCAGTAGTCGGATTTCGTGTTCAGCTCCGCATACATGATGTTGTCGTAGATGTACTTCAACACCGTCAGTACGGCGGGAATGTTGTCAGAGAGGTTTGCCACTTCGATGTAGCTGATTGCTCCGCCCGGAGAGAGCTTCTGGAACTGAGACTCAAATCTCAGCTTATCAAAAGCATTGATATGCTCTGTGACGTGAACGTGATAGGAGTTGGTGATGTAGCCCTTATCGGTGATGCCCTCAATCACACCAAAGCGCTTTTGCAGACACTTGGCAAATTTATAGGTGGTGCTCTCAATAGGAGTACCGTAGAGAGAATAGTCGATATCCTCAGCGGCTTTCCATGCAGCGCACTTGTCGTTCATGTACTGCATAACCTTGAGTGCAAAAGGCTCTCCGTCCGGGTCGGTATGGCTCTTGCCAGTCATCGCCATAACACATTCGTATAGGCCGGCATAACCCAAAGAGATGGTGGAGTAGCCGCCGTGAAGCAGCTTGTCGATGGTTTCGCCCTTTTTCAGGCGGGCCAAAGCGCCGTACTGCCAATGGATAGGAGAAGCATCGGACAGAGTACCACTCAAACGCTCGTGACGGATTTGCAGCGCCTTATGACACAGCTCCAGCCGCTCATCGAAAATCTCCCAGAAGGTGTCATACAGATTCTGGATATCGTTATGGTCGCCGGTTGCCTCCCAAACTTTCAGAGCGCTCAGAGCAACATCGGGGAGGTTGATGGTGACGACTCCCTGGTTGAAACGCCCGTAATACTTGGGCTTATCGGGCTGGTAATTGCCGGCATTGGCAACATTGTCCCAGCCGTTACCGGAGCGGTCGGGTGTCAAGAAGCTACGGCATCCCATACAGGTATAGCAATCGCCGTTACCTTCGGTTTCGCCCTTTGACAGCTTGTACTCGCGCATCTTCTTTTCGGAGATGTAGTCGGGCACCAGCCGTTTGGCAGAGCACTTGGCACACAGCTGGGTCAAATACCAGTAGGGAGAATCCTCGGTGATGTTATCCTCTTCCAGCACATAGATCAGCTTGGGGAACGCCGGGGTTGTCCAAACACCCTTCTCATTTTTGACGCCTTGATACCGCTGCCGCACGACTTCTTCGATAATCATAGCGAGGTCTTTCTTGGTTTGAGGATCGCTGACCTCGTTCAGATACATAAAGACAGTAATGAACGGAGCTTGACCGTTGGTGGTCATGAGGGTAATCACTTGATACTGGATAGTCTGAACGCCCTTCTTTACTTCTTCACGGACACGCTCTTCGACCAGATCAGAGATCACTTTCTCAGGGTCTGCAAAGTTGTCCGGGGAAGAAATTTTCAGGAACTCAGCCTCTACCTGCTTGCGAATCTTTTGCCGGCTCACCTCAACAAAGGGGGCAAGGTGGGACAGGGAGATAGACTGACCGCCATACTGATTGCTGGCTACCTGAGCAATGATCTGGGTAGCGACGTTGCAGGCAGTTGAGAAGGAGTGAGGCTTTTCAATCAAGGTACCGGAAATAACTGTGCCGTTCTGGAGCATATCTTCCAGATTGATCAGGCAGCAGTTTCCGGTTACGATACCACCATCCAGTGTGAAACTGTGTGTCTCAGGTTCTTCAACGCACCAAACGTCCTGGAGTGCGTTGCCTCTGCGATGTTCCTTAATGTCTGAAACTTTCCATAGATTGTTGGGGTTCTGCTTGAGTCGGAAGTTCACACAGTACAAAATTGCCCCCTGTTTGAAATTGGTATCATGCTCAATCACTGAAATGCTGGCAACATGATATCCGGCGATTGCGGAAATATCCTCCACCATTGCTAAAACACAGGTATCGGACGTTGAAATTTGGTGACGATCCTTACTGCCATCCGCTGCATACAAGCCGTAGAACAGCATCCGCTTATCGTCAGGGCTGAGATATTTCCAAATTGAATAATTCAAAAAATCTTGCTTTGAAAGACCTGAGTTACTAATCATCACTAAATCACCATTCGGATGATGAAAAGATGCAACGAAACCGGCTGACTCGAAAACGTTCTGATATTGAACCTTTTCTCCGCAAAGTCTAATGCTCAGACCATTCCCAATATCATTTCCATCACCAATAACAAAGCCAAGTGCGAACATTCTTGCCGCTCTGGTATCTTCAGGAACATCAAATTTTGAATTGTCATGAAGAGGATACAATTTATCTCCAACAGACAGTTCCGTTGTTACCGTACCATCTGCCAGAATCCACCGATGATCTCTGGTGCAGGTAACAGTTCTTTCGCTTCTGGCTGACTGGAACGTTACATCGTAGAGCTTTTGAACACCGTACTTATGCACTGTAGCATCACGCCAGCAGCCGTCTTTATCCAGAACTGTCACTTTATCACCATCGTGACATTCAGCAAATGAAACAACACCATCCTTGGTAACGAATCTTGTTTTACTGCTAAAACAGTTCATCATGTGCTGCACAAAGTAGTCGCTGTCATGGAAGTGGATAACACCCTCTTCGTGCGCCTGCTTAATGTCATCCGGCATAAGCAGACGGTCAGTAATATCGCGGCTTACCTCGCCGGCGATGTAGTCTCTCTGAGTAGAGAGGATTGTGGGATTTTTGTTGCTGTTCTCCTGGATGACTGTTTCATTGACGTTATCCGCAATAGAGAGGATTTTGCCGTCCAGAGAAGAAGCGTTCCGCAGAAGCTCATGTTCATAGCGATACTTGATGTACGCTTTGGCGACTACGAACTCGCCCTCTTTCATCAGCTCAGTTTCAACGTCGTCCTGGATTTCCTCAACAAAAATCGCACGGTTGCGCCGCTGATAGCGGTTATACAAACGGGTGGAGATTTTCTTGGGCACCTCGTTCTTATCTCCTACCGCACTGAGCTTTTCAACCTCCGTGAATGCCTTGAGAATGGCGTTGGCAATTTTGCCTTTGTCAAAGTCGGCTTCACGGCCATCACGTTTAATGACAACCATAAAAATTCCTCCTTACAAAAGATAGCTGTGGATAACTTGGTCAATTTCTTCCCACGTGTTTACCCGGAGCGCATCATGAGCTACATGGTCAAAGCTACGATTATGGGGACGGTCAAAAAGAATTTTGGTGTATTCGCCCCCAACCAAGTTGTGTGGGGCATCGTCAATCAAAACGTCACCACGCACCATTTGCTTGTTGCAGGCAAAAATGATGTGCTCCCAGTCCAGGAAGGGGAACAGCTCTAAAAGCCGTTCCACCTTCGTTTTGCAGGTGTGATAGCTGGATGCAGTCACCATATAGAGCTGGTGCCCCTCGTCATAGAGCTTTTGGAGTACCTCAACAGAGCCGGGGATCGGAGTGATACGCCGCCAAAGCTCGTCATCATGGAGTACGCCGAATACCTGCTCTTTCGTCAGCGTGGGGAAAGCAAGGGAGATATCCCAGCCGTGAACATCTTCCGTCGTTACGGAGGTGCCATAACGCTCGTTCAACATTGCAATCCAGCAATCACTCAGGTTTTCTACGGTATCGTCGGCATCAAACAGAATTGTCAGTTTCTTCATGGAGTTCTCCTTTGAGAGCGTTGTTCACAAAGTTGTTTACGGCCTCTTTGAGATCTTCCAAACTGCCGCTATTGACGATCGTAGCGTCGTACTGGTAATCGTCCAATGCAGTCTCCGAAGCGTGCTTCTGCTGCTCTTCGGTCAACGGAGACACGAAGTTGGGGCGAACTACCCGCAACAAAATAGCGTCCATGCCGTAGGTCTCGTAGATCTCATACTCGTTGGGGAAACGAGTATCAGGGATAAGCACGTAATCCCATTCGTCGCAGAAAATGTCGAGGATACTGACGATGAAATCTACCCAATAATCAGGAGAGACAGCACGGATTTTGTCAGTACCGACACGCTGGAGAAGCGTGCGTCCCTTTTCATCCTTCTTGCCGTCCCAGCCAAAGAAGGTCTTACATACGTACTTGACCAGATCGCCGTAGTGGGCAATCAAAACACGGTTGCCTTGGGCTTCCAAAGTCTCCTCCAAAAGTTTGGCGGTAGTGTCTTTACCGTGCTGGGCTTTACCCGAAATGCAAACGATTTTCATTCCGCAGCTCTCCTTCCTTTTCTGCCGCAGGACTTCTTCTCCCGGCAGAACCCGAAGTATTCACACTTCGGCATAAAGTAGTGATCGACCAGATATGCCCACTCGTCGGAATACTCTCTCAGAGCGTTACCAACATCAGCGAACAGGCCACGGTACTCGTGATAAGCTCTGCTGCATTCCCGCTGATGCGACATATCAATTAGGTTGCGGAGATTATGCTTGCACACAATCTTGGTGCCCATGCCCAGAGGAAGCCCAAGCGCAGAATCCTCTCTGGGGATACCAAACCCTTCCAACATCTTCAAGCCGGTCTGGATACACTTCATAATCCAGTCGTAGACTTTGACGGCGGCGGAGTTACCCGCAATGCTGGGCGGTGTTACATAATCGAAACCGCTTTCATAGTCGATGTATCTGGTACTGGCCTGCAGTCTGGTGGGAGCGCCGCCGATGTGGGTATACCACTCACGGATCACTCTGGCAGAATAGCCGTCCAGGATCATATAGACATCCGGGAACTCAAACGTTCTGCCGTGCTCGTTTTCCAAGCAATCCAAGCCGCGTTTGTAGTTTTTTTCGGGGTCGCTGGTATCTGCACCCCAGCAGACACCAGCTTCCTCACCGATCATGGAAATAGGGTTCTTATAGGTGAATCGCTGAATTGTAACTGTTCCCATGTTGATCCTCCTTGCTTAATTTACTTTGTTGCTATCAAATATAAGTGCGAAAGACGTGATCGCCGATCGTCTTATAATAGCTACCATAGGTCAAAGATCCAGTAGAGAAGTACACTACGTCGGTATTCAAATCCAACGCTGGATGGCCGGCAAGAGCAGCATCTACTGCTTCCATCTGCACAGACCCATAGTAATCTCCTACCACAAACTGACAAGGTGAGAAGAGAATATCACTGATACTGCCGGAATACGCTTCGTGCATATAGCGGTTAAGCGCTACCTGCACCACGGCAACCTGACCATCAAAGCTCTGGTTTCCTGCCTCGCTGTAGGCCATACACGCCAGCAGCTCTTTTTCGGTATCCGTGGGTGACAGTTCTGCATATGGGTTAAGGTCTGCCTCGGGTTCTGCCGGTTCTTCCTCAATAGAAATAGGCGTAGGTGTGGGCGACACTTGAGGCGGCGCAGAGTAAACACAAAGTTCCTTTTCGATGGGGACTTGTGGTGTTTCCTCCTCTTTGTTCGGGACGAACAACATTGCACTCAGAGATCCGCAGACCACCAAGAAACACAGCGTCGCCCTGAGAACTTTCTTGAACCATTTCGATTTCGTCTCGTGCATTGAAAATGCCTCCTAAATTACATAGTCGTAGTTGTACAAATACAGATACCCGCGCCGCTCGCCCCATCCATTCATAGGAACATAAATGGTATCGTAGCGTTGAAGCGGTTTGCGATCGTAGAGTTCTGAGTAGATTGTCCACCGATTTGTTTTTCCCGTGCCAATCGACCGCACCTGCAAGGCGTAAGCCCAAATCTCTTTGGTTTTCTTGCTCCGCAAGGGGTAGATATCCAGAATAACCAGTTTTCGCTGATCTTCTTTTTTATTGGTGGTTAGGTCGATATAGCCCAGATTTTCCAACTGGATTTGCATTTTACTTTTCAGGTCGAAATCCTGAATGTGCATATCCCTGACCATCACTTCCAAATACCGAAGTAATCCGGGCAAATCGGTGAAGGTATAGCTTTTAGCTGGCTGGCCGCTTTTGGACTTATCAGTTGCATACTGGGCGATTATGGGTTCCAATTCAGCCGTTACCTTGTCCTTGGAGATCTTCTTCATCGTTCCGCTCTTGAAGAAAGAAAAGAAGTTCACCATACGCAACAACTCTTTGGAATTGCCATACTCAGCAAAGTAGTCGATCTTCACCAAAATATCCCGCTGCCGTGTATCCAAGTGTGTTTTCTCGTCCAGCTGCATAAGCAAGTCCATGAAAGACTCAGGCTTGCCGGCCTTTGCCAGCTCATAGAGTTCGTTGGCAACATCGGCATTCATGTACTTTACAGAAGAAATACCCTTGGCGATAACCTTCTCTTCGGTATTCAGCAAATATTTATCCTTGGAAAGGCCAAAACGCGGCGGGACAATTCTGATACCGTAAAGCGTTGCCAGCTCGTTCCCGTTCTTCACATCCTCCTCGCCGTTGGCATTGTTAAGGTAGGCTGTGATGAACTCATACGGATGGTAGTACCGCAGATAAGCGCACAGATAGCCAATCATGCAGTACCCGACTGAATGGTTATAACCAAACATATAGCTGGAAGCGTCTTGGATGATCTGCAAGAACTCCTTTGCCTCCTGCTCTGCAACTTCACGGGACTGCGGTGACTTTTCACAATATCCCTCAAGAATTTGTGGAAGAGCTTTTTTCAACCGTTCTTCGTCTTTTCGTCCGATAGCGCGGCGAGTGTTATCTGCATCTGACCCAGAGAAGCCGCAGATTTGCTGTAGGAACTTGATAACATCCTCTTGGTAAATAAGATAGCCATTGTTATCTGCCAAAAGTTCGTCGATGATAGGAGAGGGGTTCTTGTGAGGCTTGTGCTGCATAAGGTCGTCGCGGTACGACGCGCCCGAAGGACGAAGCGCCGCTGTAACAAGGCTCATGTCGAAAATGCTGTGCGGCTCGTACTGCCTAAGCATCTGGAACGCGAACTCTCCTTCAAACTGGAAGATACCAATGGGAGATCTCAGCATATCCTTCCAGACAGCCTCATCGTTCCAGTTGATTTCGTGAGACTTCGGGTAGGGCTTACCCAGCAGCTCATAAGCGTCTTTGATAATCTCGATGTTTTTCAATCCGAGAATGTCATACTTGACCAAACTGACCTCATGCACACACTCCATGTCAATCTGCAGGATTTCCTTACCGTCAGAGATGAACGTACCGTAGTTATCTCGGAGGGTAATAGGGCTTGCCACAATACCGGCAGGGTGCATAGACTGAGAGATCGCCACGTCAAGAAGTCCGTCGTAGTAGTAGAATACTTCGGGATACTTTTCCCGAGCCGCTGCCTCGTCTGCCTCAAACTCCTTTTTGATATTGGCACTTGCCTTACCAGCCCAGGGGTTCTTAGCAAAGATCCTTTCGTTTTCCTCTTTGAGTTTTGTGTACTCTTTGGAAAACTGCTTGATCAGCTCGGCACGGGGGATGTCCTTCATGCGGCTGGGCAAAAGAAGATTGCCAGCCTCATCAAAGAAATACAGGCTAAATCCGTCTCGCGCATCTCCAAAAACGATCTTCACGTTCTCATCTTTGAGCTGTGCCATCACTCTACGGAACTCTTTCTCGTCCCGTTGGTGTTCACGATTCCAACGCAGTGCCAAAGCACGGCAGATCTCATCAATACAGCCTTTGGATTTGATAGTGCCGATTGCCAGAATAAATGCGGTCTTTTCCTGACCAAAACGGTTGATGATGTAGTCATAAACCAGATCGCGCTGGGAGGGGGACACGTCGATATCAATATCGCCAATCTCCTTACGATCTTCGTTACAGAAGCGGCTGAACTCTGTATGCCATGTCTCAGGATTGAGGTCTGTTGTATTGGTGACATAAGCTACACGAGATCCACCACAGGAACCACGATTGAAACCAATGGGGATACCATGAGATTTACACCATGTCACCAATTCACTCATGAAAAGCATGAAGCCGGACATCTCAATTTTGTCAAAGACCCGGCATTCCTCAGCAATGGCCGCTTTGAACGGCTCGATCTGCTCTGGAGTGATAGCACCCTCTTTGATCTTTGCTTGTAGGTTATCATCAAGAACTTGATGAAGCACCTCTCGATCGCGTTCACCATAGAGAATGGGATACTTGAACGAGATATCCAGCTCAAACGGCTCTACAGAGTCGGCCATACGGTTGGTGTTCTCAATGGCCTCCAAATACATCGCTTCCGGTAAGGCGTCCTGCGTTGCGAACATTGCTACTAACTCGTCATAGGATTTATAGGTAAGGTCAAACGTATCTTCGTCGGCAAACTCGATGTGTTTACTCAACTGCAAGATCGTTCGGCACTCAGCCTTGTATTTATTGAGGCTATGGGTATCGGTGCCTGCAATGAGCGGGATGCCGTATTTCTGAGACATTTCCGCCAGGTGGCGATTGTAGGCAACCTGCTCTGGGTGGTCGTGCGCTTGGATTTCCAGATAGTCGTAGTGCTTCAGCAGTCGCTCATACATAGGATGAGTAATGCTCATGCGATTCAGCGGGGAAGCAAGGCAGGCACTGATCTTGATGACGTTACTGGAAATACCAAGGAACTCATCAAACGTGATACGGGGTTTGTAGTAAAAGTGGTCGCCCTGATTCGATCGGCTGATCAGCTCGTTCATCTCATGAAGACCAGCGTAGTTTTTGGCAATCAAGATGGTGTGGTAGTTATCGCGTACCTTATTCTGCTCTCCGGTGCGTGGATCGGTAAGCAATAGCTTTTCAGTCAAATAGACTTCACAGCCATGCAGATATTTCAATCCGGCCTTATCACAGGCCATCTTTTTGGCGACCCACTGATAGATGTTACCATGCTCCGTAAAAGCAATGGCAGTCTGCCCCAGCTCGACAGCCTTAGCGATATAGTCCTCAAACTTCGTCGCGCTGTCTAACAGCGACAATTCAGTATGGACATGGTATGCCGTATAGTTACCGCTCAATAAGATCACCTCCGATTGTGCCACGGCCCGTCAAAGGTATCGTCAACGCAAAAGTTTTTCAGACAATCCTCACATACAAGGTGAGAACACGCCCTACGAACTCGGCCTGTCTTATACATAGTGCCATTGGCAACCTTTGTCTCTTCTTCTGTAAACCAAACAGGGATGAGGCTACCGCCACAGTCACATACTCCGAAATCCACCATAGTTAGCCCTCTCTGTCGTTCACCGCTCCAAATGCTTCATCTTCGGAGGCACGCTCTTCAGCAAGCAGCTGAGGAGGGAGAGGCAAAGGCTCTTTGTACTCCTTCTTGTCCCAAGAGAAACGACGGTCGTACTCGTCCATATCGCCGAAGAAACGGCGGGAGGCGGGATCGTAATAGAGGCCAACGTCGATATTCTGCCGGCCAAACATACGGTCTTTGACGATAGTTACGATCACATCGTATTTGAGCAACTGGCGGCGCTTCTCAGAATATTTTGCAGCGTTCTCCCGCTCCGCATCCGTCACTCGCCGCAGGCCAATAGTCCGATGTGCCAGGTTCACGATGTTGCTGGTACCAGCGATATCATAGATGCCTACATTGGTTCCGGCGTCCATCTTTCGAGGGTGACAAACAAGGATTACAGCCACTTGATACTTCTTAGCAAACTCAATGAGCTTTTTAATCGTATCTGTCTGAGAGCGCAGTTCCTCTTCGCTGGTTTCAGTGTCAATACACATGAAATTGTCGAGGATCAGGCAACGGGCACCATACTTCCGAACGGTATCAGTCATAGAGGCGATGAGCTTATCCAGTGTGTTGTCGTAGTCATCACGATAGATATGCCAACGCCCTTTATAGGTCTTGTTGATCTCGGCAAGCGTCGTCGTGGAAATCTTCTTGTAAGGATTGCCCCGACGAGAGATAGCATCTGTGATATTGCGGGGGCCGGCGAAAATGTAGTTGAACCAGGACTTTTCTACACCGTTGGGAAGTTCGCCGCTGAAAAGCCACGTACCGATGTCATTATCGAGAGAATTGCACGCAAGCTGAGTAAGAAGACTACTCTTACCAGATCCGGGCTGACCACTCACAATAGTAAGCGTTCCGAAAAAGAGCCGCATCAGCTCATCATCAATGGCCTTCAGCCCGGTAGTCACACCGTCAACATCCTCATACTCGGTCGGCTCGACATCAGAAAGGTCGGCTACGGAAGGAACAGGGGAGTCCTTAGCGTCCAAGATCAGCTCCAACACTTTGTCTTTGCCACAAACGTAAAGGATCTCATTCAGGTCTTTTGTTACCCGTTCGGTATTTCCAATGGGGATTGCTGGGATGTCTACGACCTTTGTTCGCCAGCTACCCAGCCGGGGAACGCACTCTTTCTGCATTTTCACGCCGGCGTCATCGTTGTCGGCGCAAATGATAATGCTCTCAAACTGATCGAGCCATTCCAGATTTTCGTCGATCCAGTGGAGATTTGAACTGCCCAGAGGAACGGAAACAGCATTTTTGAATCCTGCCTCAATCGCACTAAGGCAATCCGGCTCGCCCTCACAGATCAGAAGGGGAGAATTAACGTTGATGCGGTTCATGTTGAACAACAACGGAGCCGTATCAGAGTTTTGCTGGCACCAGCACTTTGCTTGACCATGCTGGACTTTATGCGACGGTTTGTATTTCACCATCGTCAACACATCGTTCGTGTCGTAGTAATTGAATACCGCGTTTCCCTCGGAGTCCTGCCGCACATCAAGAGCATCCAGCGTCTCACGACTGATCTTGCGCTGCTCAAAATATGCGTACACTTTGGATTTATCAGTGCAGGGAACCTCGTGGGGATATCTATAATGCCGTTTGGTTTTTACGCCCAGCTCTCCGAAAGAGTAGGGCATTTCGGCAAGCTCGAAAAGTTTCTTACAGGCTTCGGCATAAGTCGCGCCTTTATACATGAAAACGTCCAGAATGTCGTAGCTACGGCCACAACTACCGAAACAACGAAAGTTGAATGCTTTCTTGTTGTAAATGAAGGAAGCGTGATCCTCCTGATGGAAGGGGCAGCAACACTTCATGTTTTTCTCATCGAAATCGGTAATCCCCAGCTCTTCGACGATAATCTGAGCGTTACGATCTCCGAGCTTTTCTTTGGCCTGCAAAATTGCTTCTCTATCAATCTGCACGGGTAAAATCACCTCAGTTCTTCGGTAAGCCCGCCCACTTCATGTGGACGGGTCTTATCCGAATGAAATCCGTCTTTCATTTGCCGTTCAAGATGCGGATAGCACTCTCGGCCTCCTCAACACCGAGTCCCCGACGCATTACCGTCTGAACCCAGTGATCTTTGTTCGGCTCGATATCTGTCCGGTCGTCCAGAATTACGAAGTCTCCGACCTCGCTATGTTCTTTTAACCAGCAGTCAATTTCCATACCTCTGTGGCAGGATGGCAGCTCCGGCGTAAAGCCATAAAGACGAACCCCGTATTTCAACAGCTCTGCTTCCAGCTCCAGATAGTCTCCGTTGTATCTCGGGTCATCTCGGTCGTATCTCCAATCACTGGAAAGAACGACCTTAGCTCCTGTCATGTTAATGATGTGCTTCAGGTTCTTCATTTGCCTGTTGTCAACAAACGTATAGCCGCTTTGGGTTCTGCGGGCTGTACGATCACTGTTGAGCACACCGTCAACGTCGAGGAAAATTACCTTGATCTTTCCCATCACTCATATTCCTCCGTAACATATTGGCTGGAATGCTCGCAATGCTCGCGCACAGAACACAGGTAGTCACAAAAGAAACGGTCAGGTTTGGCAGGAAAATTCCTTGCCTTATAGATGTCGTCAATGGAACGCAGGAACCAGTCTATGTCCTCCTGAGCAGTTACGATGTTGAATGGATCTCTGTCCAAGATACCTTCACGGAACTTATTGAACCAAAGTTCATGCGGCCACTCACCGTAGACCTCTTTGACCCGCACTGCATATAAGTTCAGTTGGCGGAGATATTTGCGGCGTTCCTCTCTGGATTTCCATTTGCCCCGGCTTTTGTGATCGCAAACAATCAGCCCAGACCTATTACGAAGCACCAGATCTATAATACCTACCACTGGTCTGCCGCCCAGTGTAGAGGTATACCGATCTTCGACCGCAAGCACTTTTTCTTCGTCCCCCAGTTGTCCACCGAAATTATCGAAGTATTCCATACCGCGCTCATAGTAGCTATCTTCCAGTCGGGGAAATGGAAACCGTTCTGTAACTGCTCTTGCGTATTCCTTCTCATAGAGGCCGGATAAATCCCACAGCTCGACCTGCTGACGAAAATATCGCTCTAAAAGCGAGTGCGCCAGTGAACCCCATTGAGCAAAAGCGTTGTCCACGCGATCCATGCACTGGAGGTAAGTAAGGTCAAACATACGCGGGCACTGATCAAAACTGCAAACGCGGGAGTATGACCAGTCCATAGCGTCCAGGAGAAAAGAATTATCCATCAGAAGGGCAGCTCTCCATCTTCCTCACCGACATTTGCGAAGTCGCTGTTCTGAGAAGGAGCGGTAGCATATCCGGTGGTGGGGGCAGAGGCGTTGTCAGAAGTCTCGCTGTCCTTCTTGGAATCGCCGAAATAGACGTTCTCGGCAATGATGTCTACGGCAGAACGCTTGTTGCCGTCCTTATCGGTGTAGTTGCGCTTCTGCAGCCGACCGACAACAACGATCATGCGCCCCTTGCCAAAATACTTGCCAACGAAATCCGCCGTAGAGCGCCACGCAGTCACATCGAAGAAGTCCGTCTCGCGCTCATTGTTCTGCTTGTTCACGATGTCGCGGTCGCAGGCGATAGAAAAGCTGCACACGGAGATGTCACTGTTTACCTTCTTGATCTCAGGATCGCGGGTAAGACGACCCATGATGATTACCTTATTAAGTATTGTGCTTTACCTCCAGTTTCTTGATCTGCTCAACGACTTTCTGAGCCGTTGCGATATCCTTGATAGCGTTGGGGTTCTTCACACCGGCAACACTTTCGATAGCCTTGTAGATGGTGTCTTTGGATACACCGGCTTCCAGCTTCCCGGCAACAACGCTCAGGATCTCCTGTTTCACATCGTCCAGATCGTCTTCCTTCTTCTTGCGGGCAGCGCTGGACAGCTCCTCACCCGTCCAAAGAGACAGACCCAGGCCGTGCAGAGCAGCACACTTGACCAAGCAGCGCTTGATAGACTTCTCTGCATCGGCAGAGGTGATCGTGTCGATGGGAATAGACTTGTTACGGAAATCCATAACAGCCAGAGACTCCGTTTCAGTCTGGTCGTTGATGGTGATAGATACCTCTACCCAGGCGGTCTTTCCGTCCGTATGGTAAATGCAGCCGTCAGCGGCCTTGTTGATGGTAAACTTGGCACTGGGGAAGAGGGATTTCACGATCATCCATGCCTTAGACCAAGGCAGGTAGATGATCCTATCCTTCTTCTTGAGGTGCTCCGTGATGTCGTACTCGTTCAGAATTTGAAAAACGCTTTTTTCCATGTTAGCCTCCGTTGATTTACTTTGCTGCTAAACCCTCGACAAGATAGGTAGCCTCCATATCAGCCAAATGCGTCATGACTGCCAGCGGGTAAGTTTCAAAAGCATTGCCCATACCGTAATCCCCGCCTTTGACTGCACAATCAAAGCTGCCCATATGCCAGCGGATTGCAACAATTTCGTCACGTGTGAGCTTGATAAAGCTCTGCAGGATGATGACAGATTTCTCGCCATGACCAAGCGGGAGACGATCCTCCGTTTTGTAGAACGGCTCCTTATGCCATGCGCCCGTAACATCATCCTTGACGTTCCGAGAGCTGACGGTGTAGTAGTTCACCTTCGTCAGATCGTGGAACAATGCAGTGACCGCCACCGTCTCCGGTGAGATCTCCAGTTCAGGATAGCGAGCCACAAACCCAGAGAGCTTGTCATACACATTGAGGCTATGCTCCAGCAGCCCGCCAGTATAGTTGCCGTGGAAGCGCGTGCTTGCCGGCGCAGTATAGAAGTCAGAACGTTCCAACCACGCCATCAGGTCTTCCATACCCGGACGATTGATAGTAGCGCAAATTTCAACGAACCGTTTTTTCAGATCGTCCAAATTTGCGATTTCTACATTCACTACATCCATATTGACCACTCCTTTATTATGTTGGTGCCCCGAGGAGGGGACAACGCCCCTCCTCGTAAGGCGCAAGATTACTCTTCGATGATTTTGAAGAACACGTCGGTTCTACGGTTCAGGTAGGCATCGGCAGAACCGGGATCTGCAACCATCTTCGTGTTGCCATTGCCGACCGTAATCAGACGGTTCGGATCAATACCGCAAGCGATGAAATACTTGGCGACAGCCTTTGCACGTTCAGCAGACAGCGCCTGTCCAGAGTCGGAGTAGTTGCGGGCATTGATATTGCCCTCCACCTGGATAATCGCGCCATCCAGAGTATTGGCGATAGAAACGAACTCATCCATGATGGCGTATGCCTCTTCGGGGTTCTTGAACTGAGCGGTATCAGCCACAAACTCAACGGTCATGGATTTGGTCAGCAGCGCCTCATAATTGACGATTTCCTGCTTCTGCTCCTCGGTCAGCTCAACGGGCTTGCTGGTAGAGGTAGAGGTAGAAGAATACTTGCTTGCCAGAGGGAGCAGATACTGGTTATCAAAGAGTGTCATAGCCACCTTGCGATTGACCGTCTCACCCAAAGACTCCCAGATATCACACATATCGAAGTAGACAGAAGGAGCAGTGGAGTCCAGCACTTCCTTATTCTCGGCGTAGCCCATCATTTCGGCATCGCCGCACTGAGCCTTAATCTCCTCGTCGGAAACGCCGGCGAACATAGGCATGACAGAACGGATGTAGTCAAACTCAGTGGTATACATTGCGTTGGCCTGGAAGATACCATCAATAAAGGCGGTCACAACGTCGGGGTGTGCCTGGGCAAAGTCGGAACGGAATACGATACCGTCCATAATCAGGCTCTTAGAGGCTGTGGTAGAGAACATGATGTGCGCATCGCCGTTTTCAGTTGCATAGGACAGGTAAGGCTGCCAAGTCGCTGCCACGTCCAGTTGGCCGGCGAAGAACGCCTCGCCCGTCTCAGACGCATCGTCAAAGAGAATCATATTATCAATGATAGACTGCTTGTCAGCATCGGACAGGTCACTCTTATTAACAAACCACGCCACAAGTGTCTGGGCTTCGCTGAATCTGGGAACGCCGATCTTCTTGCCCAGCAGATCATTTACGGTGTTGATACCGGACTTAGCAATAATGCCGTCGCCACCAGCGGAGTAGTTGGTGAATACCGGCATTACCACATCCAATCCGGCCTCCTGGAACTTACCAGATAGGAACGCGGCACGGTTGGTGGTATAACCCGCAGCATTCAGCTCCCCGGTAATCAAAGCGTTGCTGCTGGCAGTTGCGTCATTGATGATATTGATGTTAACCTTAATGCCCAACTGGTCGAAAATTGAACCGGGTTGCGTGGTCAAGCCCTGGTTAGCGTCGATAATAGGCTTCCAGCCCACCCACTCATCCAGAGACAGGTTAATCACGGGATCAGAGGTGTCCGTCTTGCCGGCGGAGGGCTTTGTTGTGGGCTTCTGGGACGTGCTGCCAGACTGGGTACCCGAACTGATGGGTTTGTCGTCTGCGATGTTGTTCTTGTAGTAGTTGTAGCCGAAGCCGCCGATACCAGCGAGGAACGCCAGCACGATGACGAAGATCACCACACGGCCAGCGGTAGTGAGTTTCATTCTCTTCATGGTAAGTTACTTCCTTTCCTCTTTCACTTTGGATTTAGGAGCGTCGAAGGTGACGCCAGACCGTGGAGCCTGAATAGCCGGCTTCCCGTTATACTTTGTGGCGAGAGACTGCAGGTAAGCATCCGACTGAGCTTTCGCCGCATTTTTCTCAGCCATTGACATTTTGGTGGTTGTACGGCTTGCGTGAACGACAATCGCACCATCAACCTCTTTGCGAAGATCCTCCGCTCCGTCCCGGACACTGCCCAAGAGCTTATCAGTGGCAGAGTCCCGGCGTAGCTCGTCCAGATCGCCCAAGAGATCTTTCATGTTGCCACGGAGTTTCATTTCCTCGACAGTCATACGGCTCTGCTTTTTCAGCTCGCGGAGCTTCTTGTCGTACGCTTCATAAACGGTCTGAGCCTCTTTTACCATAGGTTCAATCTCTCGCAGGTATCCCTCTTTCTGGGAGATTTCAAACAGGATTTCCTCACGCCTGGTTGAAAAAATGGCAGCATCGGCCATATTGCCAGATCTGACCAGAGACTCACACTTTGATTCAACGTCCTTCAGTTCTCCATATAGCTTGTTGAGGTTCTTCTGGACGGAGGATTGCTCGCCCACAAACCGATTCAGGGTGTCACCAGCCTTGTTGTAACGCTCCTGCACTTCCTCAATGGCTTGCTGGAAAACAGCCTTTGCACCCTCGGGTGTCTTGGCGATATCCTCCACGAAGATGTTGAGGAACCCTCCAACGAGGACTTTCAGCTTACCCCGGACACCGGGGAAGATGATCAGGGCGAGCACAAATACAACCGCTACCGCTCCAATCACAATGCCCATTACTGTGCTCCTTCCTTACCGGCAACGCCGTTCGCAAACTCCAAGAGTTGACTGATAGCTTCTTTTTCCTTCTGGATGGCGGCGCTGGAATCAGAGGTCTTTTGTTTGGAGTCCTCAATTCTGGCTTCCGCCTGCTCGATCAGGGACTTCAGATGTTCGATATCCGCCTCGGTCTCAGCAATCAGCGCATCGTTTTCCGCCCTGATACTATCCTCGGCAGCGTCCAAGGCGCGACCACGCTTCAGACCGTCCTCAATGAGATCATCCACATTGATCCCGTTGACGCTGAGAATGCCGGCGATGGACGCCTGTTTCTTGGCCTTAGTCATATCCTGGGGCAGAATGTCGATATACGCTTTGATCTTGAAGATCGAGTTCTCGTCGTCGATATCGCCCTGCTGATAGATGGATGCGATCACATCATCATAGGACACCTGAGTAGCGTCAATTACCGGCGTCTCAGGCGCGTACATAGGCTCGGATACGGGTTGCATAGGGATTTCAGGCATACCTTCGTATTCGGTACGAACCAGTCCCATGCGTTCAAATAAACCTGCCATGGTTTGTTACAGCTCCTCTCGTTTCAAATTTGATTATTTTATCGCACATTTTGAACGCCTCGTCCTGGCTGTGCGTTACCATAATGATTGTGTTGCCTGTCTCAGCATGGACATCCAAAATCAAATGCTGCATTTTGCTACGGGTTTTGTCGTCCAAAGCGGATAAAGGTTCATCCATAAGTAGGTATTTCGGCTTGACATACAGTGTTCTCGCCAACGCAAGGCGCTGTTGCATACCACCTGACAGCTGAGACGGCCATTTATCTGCATACTGCTCTAACCCAACCGCTGCAAGTACCTTGATAGCGTCATCGCGGCTACGGAGTTTTTTGTCCCGTTGGGCAATCAGCACATTCTCCGTGCAGGAAAGCCATCCGAAGTTGGAATAGCGCTGGTGCATCATGTACACAGGGTTCTTGTCGGCGTTCCGATAGGTAGTGCCATCAATGACAACCTCACCATGAACAGGGTGAAGAAGGCCAGAGATGGTTTTGAGGAGGGTCGTCTTACCGGCACCAGACTTCGCCAAAATACCGTAAATCAAACCGTCGTCAAATTCCTGGTCGATGTGCTCCAGAATTGCTTCGCCGTTGTACCCAATAGCCAGATCATTCAACTTGATCATCGCAGTACCTCCACTGGAATATCTTTCGGATCAGCAAGTTCCCCAGCTTGTCAAAAACGAAGCTGAACAACATGATTACGATGATTGCCCCGAACACCACGGCGGTACGGCCTCTGGCGGAGCTTACATTGATGATGAAGCCCAAGCCGTACTTAGCGTTGGTTGCCTCTACCACGGCGCAGTATGTCCAGCCAATGCCATACATCATAAGGAACGTACTGAATATTGAAGGGAGCGATGCGGGGAGCAGGATTTCTTTGATTGTCTCCCAACTGGTCATTCCGATTGTCTTGCCCGTATCCATCAGATCTTGCGGTACGTCGTTAAAGCAAAGCAGGATCGACGGCAGCAAGTAGACAAACGTTGCAATAAATAGGAACGAAATTTTCATCTGCTCCCCAATCCCAAACCATAGGATCAGGAGCGGAGAAAATGCGGTTACGGGAACATACCGCAGGAAGGAAACAACCGGCATGATAGTTTCCTTGATAGGCTTCACGCCATAAATCAGAAGGGAGAGGGGAATTGCTACCAGCATAGAAAGAGCAGACGCACCAGTAATCCGCAGGAAAGAGTAGGCAAGTCCTTTTTGCAACTGGCCTGTCTCTGCCAACCCGACGATTGCTTCCCAGACGGTAGCAGGGGCGGGGATAAACAGCGGTTGGGTGAAGCACGAGGCCACATACCAGACGGCAATGAAACAGGCCAATAAAACCGCTCCCCGTATGCAGTTTTTTGCACGCCGTTTGACTGAAGTTTTCATTTCACGACCTCTTCTCATGGATCATCTTCGCCCAGCGACTTCATCATGAAGCATTCATCACAATAGCAGTCGCCAGTTGTTTGGATTTTGACATAATCGCCGACTATCGGTTCTCCGCAGGCATCACAAAGGATAGTACGGGTATAAGCTCCGCCACAGTAAGGACAACCGCTGAAATCCTCATAGGGCGGAGAATCTAACCCATGGCGTTCTTCCCATCGCTTCGGATCGTCAAAGGTTTTGCCGCAGTCCAGACAGATGTATTCACCATACATCAGCGCTTCACCTTCCAGACTGCCGTATTGCACCCAGACTTGCCAGGACGCCTACCGACGATCACAACCTTGCCCTCGGCTTTCATCTCTGTCAGACGAGGCCGTGTGAAGTTCGGACTGTTGGTGGGGATTTTGCCCTCAGAGACCAGCTTCTCGCCAATCTCATCAGCAGTCATACCGCCAGGATCACCGCTGGTCAGAATATCCAAAATCATAGCCTTACGATTAGGACGCTTCGGTTCGATCTGGTCATATGCTTCACGGCGGTTTCTCAACGCAATGCTCATATGAATCACCTCTTTCTATCCGACAAATGCCGGTTTCTGTTGCAGTGATAGTTGGGCAAATCCAACCACCCTCCTGGACTCGACCTCTTCGAGTTTTACTGGACGGGTAAGATAAATCCGCTACCCCCCCCCACAGCACACTCGATATAACCTTTTTGGGTGGCCTGCTTAATTCTGACTTTCTCCATGGTCAACCTCCGGGCTTCTCAGAGCATACCATCCAGTCTTGGCTCCGCCCCCTCCCGCTTCGGCTTTCAAAGCACGTGCAATGGTTTCGCCATCATATACACGATTGGCGTCTCCATTGTAATCATTGATATATCCGAGCTGCTTCAGTTCATCATTCTTATCAGAATAATTTACTTTGTCGCTAACATCGGTAATATCAAAAGTAGACAGTGCTTTTTCAAATGCTCCGATACCGGAAAAGAAAGAACCAACAGTCATATCTTCAAAGAGATACGGCATAGCACTGTGAAGTTCATCCAAAATGGCGCAGAGAACGTCTACCACGATAGAGTTTCCAGCCTGCTTGTAAAGCTGTGACCCGCTCCTATCTGCTCCACCATAGATATTTTCGTTCATGGCGGATTTGGCACGTTCAAAGTCCTGATCTTGGAAACCCATTAAACGCCAACACTCTTTTTGCGTAAGTTTACGGACACGAAAACTCGGGCGTATTGCGATAGGTGTTTGTCCGCCGCCCATACCAGCGGCACTATTTATGCATGGGCAAATACCATCGTTTCTTGGAGTCTGGTGCTTTTGTAAGCCGCCAATCATTGTGATTTTATCTTCTGACGTAGGACTTCTTTCAATCACTCTCTTGTCCCCCCCCCATCAATGGTGCGAATGGTGCCGCAGACATTATCTTTGAAAAAACGCACACCTTCATCGCATCGACGCTCACATACGATTTTCACATTAGCTTCCTCGCTTTCATCTATCTCAATCAATACATTGTCTTTTTGAACACCCGTCAAAGTGTTGGTACACATATTAGGGCGAACTTCCAAACGCTGTATTATCTTACCCCCCCCGCATATCTTCCACGAATTGCAGCGGGGATAATATATCGCTTACTCATTATGCTCCATAACTCCTGTCATTTGCTGATTTCCAAAGCCCTTATAGTCACGGGCCAGCAAAGTCAAGGCCGTCTCACAGTATCCTTCAAACTGGGTGCCTTTCTTACTCAGCTTCACACCGGCAAGTGAGCAAGTCCCAGCAGTGGTGGTCTGTGGAACCTCTTCCGCTGGTGCGGACGGTGTTACTGATTTGTCTGAACGGGGGGGGGTTATCATGGCAGCTACCTTGTCATCAGACAGGTAGTATCGCTCGTCAACCTTATCCTCCAGCATATCTACCAGCGCTTTTTTCAAAGGGATAGGAGACGGGAACTTAAACTTCCCATTATCTAAATCCTTACGAATGATGACACAGTAAACACGCTCACGATTCTGGGGGATTCCATAGTGTTTTGCATTCAGAACCTGCCAGTAGACGTTGTAACCGTAGTCTTCCAGCTCTTTGACAAAGAGGTTAAAAGTGGCATAGAAGCGAGAACCGGTAATATTTTTAACGTTCTCGTAGATAGCGAAGCGAGGCTTCTTTTCTCTTAGGAAACGCAGCCATTCGACCAGTAAGGAAGAGCGGGTCTTCTCGATTTCAGTTGATCCGCACTTAGGGCAATGGTCGCGTTGATCATAGTGAGCTTCCAGGGGATTATATACGTGGCCGCAATGCTTACAAGTCCATGCAGCCCCCCCCCTGTTTGCCCGCTATGCTGAAATCCTGACACGGACTTCCACCGAACATGACATTGAAATCCGGCACAACCTTCTCATCGGCTTTGGTAATATCTCCGATGTTAAGGGTGGGATCAACACCATGAACGGCGCAATAGCTTTCTGCGGCGTAACGATCGAACTCGCAGAAAAGGGCAGTTTGGTAATCCAAATTAGTTCCTCCTATGTTAGTTTTCTTTGTTGCTAAATGGAAGGTTGAGGGATTTACAATCTCCCTCGAACTGCTTTCATTCTATCATACTGTCTCCATAAAGTCAATAATTTTCTTTGCTGCTAATGGAAAAATTAAATCCACCGAATGCAAGGGTCGCCGGTATAGCCATGTTCCCATACGAACCAAGCGAAGCACATGGTACTTGACCAGGGCTTACCATTTTCGTCAACTTCCAATCCGTTTCTCAAAGGATTGACACGTTTTGAAAATACATACACGGCTTTCGGAGGGTGGGTGGCAAAGAAATCCTTACGTTGCCGTCCTTCGAGAAACTGAATCTTGGCGAACAGGATCACCTTGCCAGTGGATACCTCCAGAGCTTTCTCAGCGAACTCTTTCGCCAAAGAGAACGGAGGGTTCGTGATGACGTTGTTGAATTTTTCGGGATAGTTCTCAGTGAGGAAATCCACCCCGCCAACAATACCACATCCGAACCTATCATCTCTCTGAACCAGATCAGTAGAGATAATTTGACTGTTGGGATAATGTTCCCGAAGCACCTTACTGATATGCCCTTCACCAGCCGCAGGCTCCAAAATGGAGCCGTGCAGCTCTTCTCGGCTAAGGATGGCTTCTGTCGCCTCGAACGGAGTAGCATAGTAGTCGTTCTCCACACGAGAGCGGGTAGGGGACATACCGGCCAAACTGGTGCCGCTCAAATAAGTACGCTCTTCCATTTTCTCACCGCCTATTAAAAAATTGTCGTTCCATACTTAAACAACTCCTTAAAATGAGCACTCGCACGGTAGATCATCGTCGTCCTTGATGAGCTTTCGTGCAGCGGCCCAAAATGTTTGAGGTTTGGCTTTTTCAGTGGGCGGCAACGCCTTTTCTTTGAGCTTGGCAAATTCCGTCTCAAAGTCTGAAAGATAGCCTTGTTTGAGAATACTGTACCCGATTGTGTCTTCGGCCAGCTTCGCCTTTTCCCATATTTCAGGATAGAGGCAATAAACAACAAACCAATGTTGTTTGCCGGCTTTCAAACACCCGGTACAATTTGCATGATTGAAAATGCTGTAGGTCTTCGGACGCTCGATCCCAACCTCCTCGATGTCATGGATAGTACGTACCTCCCATGTCAAAGGGTACTCTGTTTGGTACCCCATCGCGGCCATAATGCCAACTCTGCGCCGAATACGGTGCTGTTCATTGGCGTCAAAGCCATAGACTAATGAGATATCGTCCCTTACTTCGGGAGGATTTGCGGGATAGTGCTCGGACAGCCATTTATGAAAAGGTTCGGTTTTCAGTCTGTTGGTGCAAAAGGCGGTGGACTGAGCGCCAGCCTTAAACGCCTTGATTTCCATACACACGTCGAACTGATCCTTAACATCCCATCCGGGCATATTGGCGTAAGTAATGGGAACGCCCAGATAATCCGAAACCTGTTTTTTGAAACGCTTGATATCAGCGTCTTCGGTTCGAGGACACAAATCATGATTGAGCAAGATCGTGTCCTCTGCTCCGAACTTTCTAACTACTTCCACGGCGGCAATCGCAGAGGAATGACCGCCAGAAAAACAAACGATGTGCTTCATACCGACCATAACCATCTCGGCTGAGGTCAACCGTCTAATCCTCCCTTGCTACCGGCCAGATGGCTTTCACGCTGTAACAGACGGCTTTACTCTACACTTATCAATCTTGTAGAAACCCGGTTTACCGGGATTGGTATTAGCTCCTTTCTAAATTTGAATTATTTTCGCCGCCCTTAAAAATCGCATGGGGCAGCGGAATAGGTTTTTGGGTAAAATATACTGTGTTGAATTTCAGATCCATACCGACTCCTTCTTTGCAAAACGGTTCAGCAATATACTTACGGTAAGCTGTCCGATCCGATTTACATAGGGGCAATTAAGCCGGTCAGGATGCGGGACGCTGTTTCCCAGATCAATAACCAGATCGCGGGTATTGTAGGAAATATCCTGCGTGATAATCGGAGTTGCGTAAATCACCACATCCCGGTTCTGCGTAGCTTGTAACAGGCTTTTTGTTTTGGAATGTGCTACTGTAACCGTCGCGTTGTTAAAGTCCAAATACTTCGCCAGTTCTTTAACGGCGTGCCCTCGGCCTACGATGGTAATATCCTTCTCCCATACCAATCCAGACTCAATTAGCAAATCCATGACTGCTTGAGAGACCGCCGACATTCCGGGAGAATAAGAGTGGTCAATATCCACATCAGGATCGAGAATAGAGTTGAACGACACTGTTTCACTATCCACAACAATCCCTCGATAGGGAGGGAGAGGGTTGGACGTATGATCACAGTTGATACCAAGCTGGTCTGCCTTACGCTTGATGGCTTTCAGGAACACGCTATCCTGAGAACCAAGCAGAAGCAGCTTGCCGGAAGGATGTAGGCTTGCAGTTTCCGCATCCAAAGCGGCGGAGAGTTTTTTGATGTTTTCCATTACATCAATCATAAGGCGCTCCTTTTTTATTTGTATTATTCTACCGGAATACCAATATACTCAAGGACTTGCCGCATACCCAAACCATGTTCTTCCCACGGCCTCATGCAGTAATCCCAGAGCTTTGGGTGCGTGATTTTTAGACGCTGGAAACGGTTTGGAGCTTTTTCAAGGTGAGCGCCAAAGGCACAAAAGACACAGCCAGTACGCTTTTCGCCTGTCGTCGTCCACCCCCCCCTATCAGTTCTGACGATCTCGCCATAAACTGAAGCATAGGGGACTTGGTAAGTATAGAGGTATTCCAGCACATCTTCCTCAGTCCAAAAAGACATGGGTTGGGAGCTGGGCTTCTTACCGGAAAAAGCATTACATCCCATACGCAACCATGTGGCACGCCGAGATCTGCTCTCGTTTGCCATAGTTGCAATAATAGGTACTCGACCAGTTTCCTTGGAGTATTTCTTCATAGGCCGCTTCTTCATGACAGTACAGCACCGAGAAGAAACCTTGAATGGGGCATCCAACAGATAACACCATTTTTCACAGTTGAACTCTGACGGCGTTCCGTTGCTCCGCATGATCTCTCCATGTAGCTCTTTCCATCTGAAAGAACCAGGCTTATGCCCATATTCCACAGTGTTAGCTACACGCTTCGAGACAACGGGATATCCGTACACCTCAATGACTTTACGGAAGTTCATCTCAGGCCGGACAATCGTAACGTTTTCACAGCTCTTAACAAATTCTCTGACTTCCGGGAACTCAAGCCCGGTATCAGAGAAAACAGCAGGCACATCGGGGTAGATCCGCCGCACAATATCGAGTAGTACGGTAGAATCCTTACCACCGCTAAATGCCACATAGACCTTCCCATCGTAGTGCTGATACCACTCGATGATACGAGCAGTAGTGATCTGGATTTTGCGTTGGAGAGGCAGGCGCTGCATCTCTTCCAACTCTTCTCTGCTATGCAAAGCACCCACCTCCCCGGTTCCAATGATTGTCGTCATCGCCGCCCGATCCTACCGTATAAATCAGCACCAGAGCCAAAAGCAGTAGGATGATACCGTCCATTGGTTACTCTGTGGCCTCCGGCAGAGCAGGGGCGCTGGCATAGCTGGCACGAGCCAGCCACTCGTTGATGACCTTGTTGAAAGTATTGTCGTTGCCCATGTACTTCTTCAGCATGGCAGCAGTCAGGCCGGCTTCGGCGCTGAATGTATCACCGGGTTGGCATTTCACAACCGTCTTATCACCGTCATCCCAGAACACGATGGTAGCCGGGTTGCGGAAGATCACATTGACGGGCATCGGCAGACGGCGAGAAGCAGGCTGATTGGCTTGGAGCTTCATTGCCGCATTCCAACCATTGGAGAAAGGATCTCCGCTGGGAGCGAGATGGGCAACAAAGCCGCCGTCCGGCATACACAGGCCGCTCAGAAGCTCATCAACGAACCGTTCAGCAGTTACCGGGGGGGGTGCCATAACAGAGATGCGGGGAGCGATGTAGGGAGTGTGGATCATGTCGGGAATCATAGTTATTTCCTCCTATTCAGTGTGCATTGCGGTCACAGGCGTTCAACACCATGACCTGGTTCCAGATATCATTACCAAGCAGACGTTTGATTTTGCTAACCGTCTTACTCGGATTATCTGACTTTTCAACCGCATACGGCCACATATGCCAGCGGATCAGCAGCGCCACAGTAAGGCGCTGGTTAGGACTGAGATCGCCGGTATAGCAGAAGCTGTCATAAGCTCCTACACGCTCATGATGATAGAAGTGGGCGATCTCAGTGGGATTACCTTTGATGTCATGAAATACTTTGGTCTTCTCTTTGCCAATATCGTGTAGCAACGTAGCGCGGAGCAGAACAGCATCGGCATCTTTATAGTGGCTGATCAGATACTGCCATGCCGTCATAGAGTGCTGACCAACCGTGTACTCGTGGTGCGGGTTATCATGTTCCAGCTTGGAGAGACGAAGCATGAGGGTATCAATCTGGTCGTGGCGATCTTCGTCGCCCGCGATTCTGATTTCATCCCAACCCTCCGCCATCATGGGAACATCGAATTTGAAGTACATCCTTTGGATTACAGACTCCGGGACAGAACGTTCCCGATTATTGTTGCGCTCCAGACACACCTCATAGGGTGTCGCCATGAAAAGACATACTGTCCGCAAATCATGTTTGTGGAGCGCTCGGACACGATTAAGGAACCCGATACGGCGCTTGTAGTTGATATTGGTTGCGTCGTACACCACATCCTTGCTATCCACCAGATCCTGCAAAACCCTTTTGTGAAGGGTTTGGAAAACCAAGTCCTGTTGGGTTTGGTCGTTCTCGTCACCAAGAACTTCGGCACGGATTGCATCGCTGGAGTGGACGACGGCGTTAGGGATGCTTTCGGCAGTGAATGACTTCCCGCTACCAGGGAGGCCAACCATCATGTAAAACATCGGCATCTCATTCTCCTCCTTGGATTTCCTTTAAGAAGGATCGTTTGAGAATTTCAACGGTAGCCTTTTGCAGTACCTCATTGGCGTGCTGGTTGATCGAAACAGGTACCGTATCCATATAGCGCTTTTTGTCTTCGGTCATAGATTGAATTGCAGTGCTCATCAGTACCCGTGCTTCTTTCAAAGAGTAGCAACCGCGCTTCACCTCTTTGAGATAATCACACTGGTTACTGATAAGACAGTCAGCGTAAGGCTCGCCGGCTTCGTAACGGGTCATAAACTCCCGCAGCCGCAGAGCATGGTGAAGCTGCTTCGGGTCATACCCAAATGCCTCAATCTTGTCCATTGTGGCAGGGTAGGGGTGCTCCATTGCCTTTTGCTTTTCCAGAGCCATACCCATAATGCAGTTCATCCCGGCGTAGTTGTTGTATCGGGCAATCTCTTCACGAGCGTCCAGAACAGGCTGGAAAAGATCGGCATACTCCGGGTTGATGATGGAGTAAGGGGTGAACAGGATCTCAACAAAGTTGACATTCTGCTTCTTGATACAGTCAAACATGAGGCGGATGTCTTTGAAATCCACGTGTTCGTTATTCTCCATAATGTGGGTAGTGCTGAGAGGTTTGGCGTTCAACACGAAATCGGAAAAGCTGGGCAACATGATTGCCTTGGTGTCAATATCGCTACCCTCATAGTCAAGGTTATAATTCTGAGAACCTTGCAGGAAGAGGCCAACCCAGCCTCCCCTGCAATGCTCCAAGACGGGCACCAGATGTTCCCGCATCCGCGCCATAATCTTCTGGCGCTTCTGCTCATTCTGGATCAAAGTCGTCATCGTCATATCGCTCCTTTTTGATGCAGTCCCGGATCATTCTCCGGTATAGGCTTGAGTCGAACTGCTCCATATCTGCCCAGCTTTGAAGTTGTTGATAAAGTCAAGAACGACTTTTTCATCCATTCTGTTCTCCAACATCCTGAGCTTCTTCCATATCAGGCGCGGCGGCGGTGTCTTTGATCAGCCCCTCCAGCGCCTTGAACGCAAAGTTTTTATGCTTATAGGCGGCGAACTTGGGACGGTTGACAATGCGGCACACGACACCTTCCCGAACATGGGTATGACCGACAGGATCGGGGCCGTCATAATACTGCTCGGCTTTGGTTTTAATCCATTCACCAGCATTGGTTAGCTCGCAAGAAGTTCCTGTGAAGATTTCCTCTTCGGGAATAAGCCCCCTATACATCAGAGGCACATATTTGACGCCCATCTGTTCGCAACGATAGCGCATAAAGTCGGGCGGATACTCTACCACATCGCCGTCTTCGTTGGTCATCGTCATGCGGTAAACGAAAAGATTGGACTTGGGATGTTCCTTGCCATCGGGAGCGCAGCCATAGCTGAATGTGGTGGTTTTACCGTACTGTTTGGTAAACTCCTTGTCGTTCAGCTTAGAGTTATTTCCGGGATTCATGATGGGCGTACCGTCGTCAGTGAATCCAACGACCTCATAGTAGACTGTCTCTCCCTTGTAGAGCTTTCCTTCAAAGACCTTGGCGTGTTTCTCTCGGAAGGCGTTATTACCGTAGTAGCCTCCCTCATCGAAGGTATTCAGAACCACGCGGCGGGTTCCGGTGACGTAGCCCCAGTCATAGATAGGTGCTCGCTTGATTTTGGAACGAATCACATTCGGGGTCTTACGACTCTCATAGAGCCGCTTTTCCATACGGTTCCGATATTTATAGCCCTGCAACACAGGCAGATAGCCGGTACGCTGAGAAGTTCCGTGCATTTTCAGGGTAACTTCTACCAGATCCCCAGCATGGAATGCGGAGAGGTTGTAGGCCAACTGCTCCGTGTCAGCGTGTTCTTGGAAGAGCGGGGAGATAGGATCAGAACGCTTACGAACATGATTGCCCCCCCCACTACCGGAGGCGCGTTTGACGGCGGGTACGTACTTCTCGCAGATAGTGATACCGTTCAATACAGAGATCGTATCGCCCTCTTGGAGCTTCTTGATGTCGGTAAAAGAAGCCAAACAGGAGAGAGGGAGGAACAGACCGTCGCTCTTCTCGCCCCGGAGCTTGAGAGCCTTAATATTCCGCTTCTCCGGGTCAAGGTATCCGCCAGCCGGAGCGCCGTTCTCATCCTTGCGTCGCAACAAGTCATTCTTCTGTGCGAACTCCAAACCGAGTTTGCCATCGGTAGGGAAGTACACGCCCAGCTGATCAGGGTCGGTGCCGAGATCCACAATCACCGTATTACCGAAACATTCGCCACAGAGCAGCCGGTCGGCATTGGTATGCTTCCTCAGATTGCGAATCCTGGTAACATAGGCACAGTACATTATATTCACTCCTCGTTAATTTACTTTGTTTCTAATTAAGAATACATAGATTTCAGCTTATGAGAGGCAGTCACGATAGCCTCTGCCGCTTCGTGCATCTCATTAACAGTGGTATTGAACCCCATTGAAATACGCACAGTACAGGCCGCATCTTCATCAGACATTCCAATACCACGCAAAACATGAGAGGATTTAGCACTGGCAGCGCTGCACGCAGAACCAGCAGAAAGGTAGATATCCAGCTGATCCAACAGAAGAAGCAGAGATTCGCTGTTGACGCCAGGGATGGTCAAGCTGATGATGTTAGAAGAATAGTTCTCGCTATCACCGTTGATATAGAACTCCCCAGGCATTCTTAGCCCCAAATCAGTTAAGAATGTATCTCTGAGCAATCCCCACCGTAGCTTCCAGTTCTGGAGGCGTTCAGTAACGATTTCTGCTGCTTTGCCGATTCCTACAATTCCCGGAACGTTCTCGGTACCACCACGCATTCCGTTTTCCTGGCCTCCACCGATAATCCACGGGGATTTACGGATAGAATTGCTGATATAAAGCACACCAACACCCAGAGGAGCACCGAACTTATGACCGGACATAGAGCAGAAGTCAATTCCGCAGTCCTTCACGTTCATATTCACATGGCCTGCCGCCTGCACAGCATCGGCATGGAATACGGCATGATACCTTTTGCAAAGGGTTCCGATTTCTTTCATAGGATTGACAGTGCCCAGCTCATTATTTACCCACATGATAGAAACAGCCGTCGAACGTCCATCACGAGGTAAATAGTTAGACTCAGCAGTATGGGCATCCGATAAAAAACGCTCCAGATCATTTAGGTCTACGCTACCATCTTTGTGGACTTTGATATAATGGCGATGACAGTGTGCAGACATAGGTTCCAGAACCGAATCGTGTTCCAGAGCAGTTGTTAAAATCAAATCGCCGCCAAAGTTTTGCAACCACGCATTGTTCGACTCTGTGCCACCAGAGGTAAAGAACACCTCTGAGGGATCGGCACCAATCATTTTAGCTACCTGGCGGCGGGCATTTTCAACAGCTTCACGAGCATTGACCCCTTGGGTATGGAGGCTTCCGGGATTGCCTACATGATCGGGCCGGAGCCAAGGGAGCATAGCTTCCAGAACCTCCGGGAAGACCGGAGCGTTGGCAGCATTGTCGAGATATACCACGTATTTCACTCCTTTGATAAAAGAGGCTCAGAGCGTAGACAGCTACTTGCTACTCTATCGTTCTGAGCCTCCTTAATGGTTTACTTTGTTGCTTATGCGGAGATAATAGGACGAAGGGCATCGTCCACCTGCTGATACCGCTCTGCGTTGATGGCCTCCAACAGGCAGTCATAAGGATCAGTCTGGCCGCTCATCACCATCTTGGCGATATTGGGAGAGAAACCGCTGACCAACGCAACACCCAAATCGTTCTCCTTAATAGGAATGGTGCCGCTACGGGAGTTGACATTCCAGAATACCAGACGAGGAATCTGATATCCGGCTTCCGCATACCGCTGGGCGATTACCTCAAACAGGCGGGGAGTAGGTGCGACCCGTCTGCTATATCCCCACCTATCATGGGAGATTGCGCCGATGGTTGCACAACCATCGAACTCCATATCAGAGATGATAAGGATGTTCGCGGGAAGATCGCTCTGATCCATGTGCTTGTTGATCGCCGTAGTGAGGATCAGGTCGAATACGGCCTCGATGTTGGTGTTGGCAACCTCGTTATGGGTAGCCGCGATCCGCAGTTTCTCACGAAGGTTCTTGCCTCTGCTCAAATCGACCAGCTGAGGATGTTCAGAGAAGGTGATGTACTGATCCTTGAACTGACCAGAAGAACGCTCGGCGAAGTAGATCGCCAGAGAGTTTGCTACTTCCAGTGCAGACACATCAGTATTGCCGACTCTCACTCTCATACTACCAGAACCGTCGGCCACCACGATGGTGTTACCACAGCCCTGCACCGTATCGGGGAGGTTCTTCCACAGCACTTCCAGATTGGCGTCGGTGCTGCCGGCATAACCGTACCGATGTACGATGTCATGCGGGAAGAGAACAGAAGCGTTGATCTTGGCCTCGCCTTTCTCCACAGCACCCAGGAATGCACGTCGGCGATCCTCGTCGTGACGGAGGAAAGCGCTGTTGTACTGCAGGTTGGCACGAGAGGGGACACGCTGATAGTCGATTTCCTCCCACTGCTTGGCGGTCATCTGCTGCTCCACAACGAGCAGATAACGGGAGAGATTGGCGAGGGTGTGCTGATACTGGCGCTCAGTCATGCCGACAGCCTTCCGCAAAATCTGGGCATAATGCCGAGTTTGCTTGGAAGAAGTCTTGCAGCGGGGCATCCACTTTGCCAAAAGAGAAATGGGTTTGCCCTCTGCCGCATTTTGGGCGTCGTCATAAAGCTGCTCTTTGACCAGCCCGGTCACACAGTCACACACGGGCGTATCCAGCAGGCACCACAGATCGTCCCAGCGACCGTACTCAGGTACCAGTGCCACCACAGGGGCGACGTACTCGGGAAACTCCTTCGCCAGAGGCACCATACAGGCGCGGAACAGCCGGCGCTCGCCCAGGCCACCACGGACATCACGAGCATAAAAGAGCCATTTCATTGCCATCAACTTGTCCTCGAAGAACGCCTTAGTGAAGCGCTGAGAGATGTCGTGCTCGCTGGCGCTACGGAGAGATGCCACAGCGAAATTGAGATCCAGGAGAGCCTTGCCGGTAGTGCGGAAGCCGACTGCACCGTTCTCGGTAACAGAGACATTGCACTCGTTATTCAGCGTGCTCTTGATCCCATCCATAAAGTTACTCATTATCTCTTACCTCCTATATTGAGATACCCAGGACACACTTTTTATTTACTGTTGCTGTTTATGCCCAGAGAAATGGAGCGGCAGGTAGGACTCGAACCTACGAATGGCAGCTTGGCTTCCTTGAACATTGCTGTTAGCGAAACTCCTCGTTTCGCATTGTAATAGGGCTGCTGTGTTGACCACTTCACCACTGCCGCATGAAGCTCGTCTTTCCGAGCCGTC